GGCTATGGGTGACATTTGTTACCAAGTTGAGGGAGACAGGGAGATTAAGATCAGCAAGGACACCTTTCTTCACCGATTTTCTGGCGAGAAAGTGTTTCTCGGTTTCGCCACTCATCCCAGCAGGGACTACCTTGTAGAACCTGTTTATGGGTCTTGTGACCCTGATGACTATGATTGGGCTGAAGAACAAGCCCTTCATATGTCTATGTCCGGAAGAGCGGACCACCCTTACACAAGAGGGTGGCCCCGTCCCATTGTTCGTCACCACTGTCTGAAGTCTTTGACTGATGCAGTGTGGTGGGCTAGGGAGGAAATTGCAGATATTATTTGCAATCCGGATTGGGATGCTGAAGAGAAACATTGGGGAAGAGATGCTGATTCTGTACAAGCCGAGGTTGTACCGTTGCTTGAGGCATTTAAGGTTAGGACAATCACAAAGGGAAACTACGCTAAATATCATCTAGCTAGACGTTGGCAGGCCGTCATCCACAAAAAGATGCGGAAACATCCTTCTTGTCAACTGATTGGGAAACCGTGCACAAAGGAAGTGCTTGCTGAAACTGTTATGGATCCATCAAAGTGGGTCCAGAGCAGCCAGAAATCCTTCTTCGTGTCCGGCGACTACGAGTCGGCTACTGATCTCTTAAACCCTTGGCTTTCTTCGAAAGCCCAGGCTGAGATTGGTCGTGTTCTCGGTATTCCTTTTGAACATCAGGTTATCCTAAACGAGTGCCTAACTAAGCACAAGCTCGATTATCCCGAAAGTTCCGGAATTGAATCCGCTCGTCAGTGTTGGGGACAGTTGATGGGTTCCCCAACCTCCTTCCCAGTTCTCTGCCTGATCAACTTGGCAGCTACACGGACCTCTTTTGAGATCCGTACTGGACGGAGATATCGACTCAAAGACTTACCTATGGTGGTTAATGGGGATGATATTCTCTACAAAAGTATAGACAAAGAACACTATGCTATTTGGAAGGATGTGACAGCTAAATGCGGACTAAAGTTCTCCTTAGGGAAGAACTACACTTCGAAGAAATTCCTAGTGATCAATTCGGAACTATACAAAACAACTCGGTCGGGAAAGGTTAAGAAAACTCAGCAACTGAATGTTCGTCTGCTCTATGGAGGAACTCGATCCTCCTCAGAGGGTGTAGATCTACGACTTTCGGACTATATTGAGTCGCTCAAGTCATTACACGTATCAACAGACGAACACCGTGCGCAATATCTCAGCCATGCCATAACAAAGGCACGAGCTCCTGAAGATCTTTCGGAGCCGGATTACGAGAAGTTTCTTATTAAGAACAAGAAACTCCAAGAGTTCCGTCAAAAAGGAACTAGGCTTGAGATGTACACGAGGTGGAGAGTTACTATTCCACAGCGCGCGGCCGGTCTCTTACAACAACTAAAGGGAGACTATGAGGTTACTGAGCTACAGCGTGATCGGGCCCTGAGATGGTTTAACGAGAAGCAGATCAACCGCTTCCGACTCTACCGAGAATTTAATGGTAGAGATAAACACGTCTCCTACTATCTCCCACAAACCTTTGGTGGCCTAGGTCTTATGCCACGTCCGGATCATAATTACTCACCCTTCGACTCCGTTCTTGTCCAGATCCTTTCTGAGGATTCTGATAAAGCAGAACGGTACTGTGACGCTACTTCGAGGCGTCTAACTCGAGCAGAGGCTCTGCAGATGATTGGAGCAGAGAATGCACGAGTGTCGAAGAGACTCGGAATCGAGTCTGAACTCATTCCTATCGAGGAATGGGATGAGCACTTAGAGCGCCACGGTGAAACGGCGCCGGTATCCGGAACACTAGTACGAGCACATGTAGATCAGTGCTTCCATATGACGACCGATACTCTCAACCTCTCGTGTGAGAAGTATATCGAAGATCGACGTCGATGGAGTGTAATAAAGAACATACACCGACTAGTCAGAGAGAGACTCAACCGTAGGGAGAACAAGGGCTTGTGTCCAATGGAGATCGACCTGAATAGATCCGAGGTCCTGAGAAACGTCTTAGTTTTAATACTAGACGTTATACTCCAACTCCATTGATGCCATAGTTGAATGAGGGGAAAATAGATTTGGACTAACCAGGAATAGGGATGAAATGTACAGAAATGTGCTATTCTCTACTGGCTCTAGAAAAATCAGATCTACGGAGTCCCAGCCTGTAGTGGGCAAAACCGCGGGAAAACCGCGGTTTCC